CAAAATGGTTGATGTTCGTCTTTCGTATGACACAGGGTTGGATCGTTATTATGGTCTGCTCGAACTTGCTGAAAAATACCAAATCATCAAGAAGGTCAGTACACGCTATGAACTCCCTGATGGTTCAAAACTATTCGGCAAACAGATCATGGCTAATCCCGAAAAGTATTTTACCGAGGATATCATGCATAAGTTGGAAATAGCAGCGGAAACAGAATTCAAATATGGAAAGGTTGGGATCGATGAAGTCGACGACACCGAGGAAAGTCAATTACAAGATACTTGATGAGGACTCTAACAACCTCGCAATTATCGAAATATTGGAAGATCCGTTCAATGGAGTCAAATTCCATTTTGGTGAAGTTGGATCATTTGATACAGACACAGAAGAATTTGGTGTGAAATTTCAGTTTACTATTGATGAAGGAGATGATACATTAGAAAAAGAACCAAAGTTTCAAGAAGTGGTCGCCCATATACTTTACAGCATTGTGACAGGTAATGAGAATTGAAGAAACTATCCTTCGGCATCTAGTTCACAAAGAACATTTTGCCAGAAAAGCACTACCATTCCTTCGGGACGAATATTTTTCAGATTCAAGTGAAAGGTTGATCTATCATAGAATAAATGAGTTTGTACAAAAATATAATGACATCCCCTCTCGTGAGGCACTCGAGATTGATCTCGATCAAATAAAGAATCTATCAGAAGATCAATACACTAAATGTGTTGACATCATACAAAACCTCGGTGAACCTGATCGCGTAGATGAGCAGTGGTTGATCGACGAAACAGAAAGGTTCTGTCAAGATCGCGCAATCTATAACGCTATTATGGACAGCATCGGTATCATCGATGGCAAAGACAAAGATAGAACTAAAGGTAGCATTCCAGAAATACTAACTTCTGCGTTGGCTGTTTCTTTTGATAGCCATATCGGTCACGACTTCCTTGAAGATTATGAAGAACGATTTAACTTCTATCACAGAGTTGAAGAACGCATTCCTTTCGATCTTGAGATGATGAATACTATTACACGTGGTGGTCTGCCTCGTAAATCCCTCAACATTATTCTTGCAGGTACAGGTGTCGGTAAGACGTTGGCTATGTGTCACATGGCTGCAGCTAATCTGACTCTTGGTAAGAATGTGTTGTACATTACTATGGAGATGGCTGAAGAAAAGATTGCCGAACGTATTGATTCGAATCTTTTGAATGTTGCGGTTGATGAACTGACCTCTCTCCCGAAGGACAGCTATGAGAAAAAAGTTGAGAGGATTCGTAACAAAACTGTCGGCAAACTAATCATCAAAGAGTTTCCGACTGCGTCCGCTCACGTTGGTCATCTAAGACATCTACTGAATGAGCTTCAGCTTAAACGATCTTTTGTTCCTGATATCATCTACATCGACTATCTAAACATTTGTTTGTCGTCTAGAATAAAGGCAGGCGCGAATGTTAACAGCTACACGTATGTCAAATCAATCGCCGAAGAATTGCGTGGCTTGGCTGTTGAGAAAAACTTGCCAATCATTTCAGCAACTCAAACGACTCGTACAGGTTACAGTAACTCTGATCCTGGTCTTGAAGATACTTCAGAATCGTTTGGTCTTCCTGCAACTGCCGACTTCATGATTGCGCTGGTTTCTTCTGATCAACTTCAAGATCTCAATCAGATTATGATCAAGCAGTTGAAAAATCGTTACAACGATCCGACAATAAATAGGAGGTTCGTGGTTGGTGTTGACCGAGCTAAAATGAGATTCTATGATCTTGAAGATTCGGCTCAGCTATCACCTGCTGAAGATAAACCGTTGATGGATACAACATCATTTGGTCAACGAGCAGAAGAAGATGATAATATGAAGTGGATGACAAAGGTTGCGGGAAGAAAGGATTTCAGCAAGTTAAGAGTATGACATTAGCAGAAGCACTGAAAGATTTATTGGGTATGGATTTAAACAAACGTGAATCTTGGCTCAGTAAATGCAAACATGAGGCGACCTCGGGATATAACGATGGTTGGACTCAAGAGTTCTATCAAATATATTTGAATGCAGCAAAACACTTGGAGGGTGTAAAGTAACTATGGGTAAGACGTATCGCCACACGAAAAACCTGTGGGAAGATGGAGAAAGTCGTGACAATCGCAGTAAGAAAAAAGCAAAGAAAAAATTCAAGTTGGATCAGCGACGTAAGGTTGACAAACACCAGATTTTTGACTCGTACGCAGATTCCTCAGATAACAGTCAGAGGCGGCACTTCTAAGAATAGAATAGCTGTTATTCGGGCTGCAGTTTGGATGATCTTTGACCAGCTCGGAAATCGAGTTGCACCGCAAATTATATTGGATATAGAATTAATCAAAAATCTTATCCAAGATGAAAATTTATATGGTGACTGTTTTGCCGCAGATAGTATGCGTCAGATTCGACCTAGATACTTTCAAATCAGATTAGATTCAGGTTTGGGGATGTCAGTTCTACTCGAAACATTAGCACACGAAATAATCCATCTCAGGCAGTACGCTAAAGACCAGCTGTATGAATACCGGAACGGAGACAATAGATACGCTGGGAAGCGATACAAAAAAGATTGCGATGATCCCCCTTGGGAAGATGAAGCATCTAAATTAGAAAGGCACCTTTATCAGAAGTATTCCTCTCAATTATAAATAGGAGTTAGAGGAGTATGATAGATGGCAACTTTTTCTCAGAGAAAAACTGGAACGACCATGACGTCATGGGAGTACTATGTTCAGGACAAAGAAGATTGGGGAAGGTATAAGGATACCCTCAAAGTAGAATTTACAACAAAAAATCCACCAATCTTATTTAAAGATACAAGAGGATCATCTACAATAGGAAGTCCTCTCAATAACGGCACATCTCTAATTCTTCTTTCAAACAAATCTTTCATAATAGAAAAAAAGATACACGCACATGTTCAGGTTGGACAGAACAGGGGTTATCTTGCAATATCTGCTATTGGTAAACCAGCAAGAGATACAACACGCGACGAAAACATAGCATTAGAACAATTAGACTCCGCAATAAAGAAAAGAAACATGAATGGAAAAGGTCCAGGAATATGCATTATTGTTAAAGGCAAAGGAAGTCAGAAACAAATTTTCAAAAACTGTACTGGTGCAGTAACTATTTCTGGAACGCCAAAGGCAGACTTCGCTATAATCAACAAAGATAGGAAACGAATTTGTTTTATATCCCATAAGAAAGAAGGCGGAGCAAAAGCATATCAGCAATATGTAAGTGTGACAGGTGGTAAAACGGATGGCATAAATGATCATCCTACATTGAAGAAATATTTGAAAGATGTTGCTGCTAGAATTAATACAATTACAGAAGAGCGTGTTAGATATAAAAGATATATTCCCTTCGATCAACAAGGCAAAATTCTTATGTTGAAATCTATATATGGTCCAGATTATGGTAAACAATTTGGTGTGGATCATGTTAACTTTATTGGTCAAGGAACACCAAGTTTAAAAGAAGCTGATACTATAGATAGACCAAAAGATTGCGGGACAGTATTTGAATTGACATTCAGTGACGATGTGTCCATGTCTGGGGACTTGAGTCATTTTCAAGCAACAGGATACAAACCAATTATTTTGGCTAGATATACTTCAGAAAGAAAGTTTTATGTTGATGGCACCATGTATACAGGTGCTAGAATTTTGATAGCACCAGATGCCCTTGCGTCTGGAACTGTTGTAGAATTAAAATCATAAACTCCCTTTGGTATGGGTCATAGATAAGGTATAATAAGTCAATGCTTAAACTTCAAAGTTATCTCGCCGAACAAAAAAATACTCATATGGAGCACCTCGAAGATTTGGTGCTGAACAAAGGTATTGTCGGTGCACGTGAGATATTTGCGTTCCTGACCTCACTCGGCGAAATGCTCGGTGGCAATAGCAAAAGCAGTATATCAGCGACAGTAAAGTGGGATGGCGCACCTGCTATCTTTATGGGGATCGATCCTGCTGACAAAAAGTTCTTCGTTGCGAAGAAAGGTTTGTTCAACAAAACTCCTAAAATGTACAAGACAGATGCAGACATTGATGCAGATCTGTCTGGCTCTCTTAATACAAAGTTTAAAATTGCGCTCGCCGAGTTTGCGAAACTCGGTTTGAAGAGTGGTGTTGTTCAGGGTGATCTGATGTTCACCAGCAGCGATATTTCTGCTCAAACGATTGAGGGCAAAAAGTATTACACGTTCCAACCCAACACGATTGTATATGCAGTTCCTATTAATACACCTCTGGGTCGTCAGATCAAAAGATCAAAGATTGGTGTTGTTTGGCATACAACATATCAGGGTAGCAGCATTCAGTCTATGCGTGCTTCATTTGGTAAGGGTATTGCTTCCAAGTTACGAAAGAGCAGCTCGGTTTGGATGGACGACGCAACCTATCGTGATGTGTCTGGTCAGGCGACTATGACTGCTGCCGAAACCAAAGAGTTCCGTGGTTACGTTTCTGCAGCTGGCAGGTTACTTCGCACAATTCCTACCGAAGCACTTGCTACTATTTCAAGCAGCAATGATCTTCTAATGATGGTCAAAGCATATAACAATTCAAAGGTTCGAGCTGGCGAACCTATCGGAAATACAACTGCTCATGCTCGTGGTTTGGTTTCATATCTTGACGACAAGTTCAAGAAAGAAGAGGATAAACGCAAGACCGAAAAAGGGAAGCAAGCTGTTCGTGATAAGAAAAAAGAAATCTTAGCACCTTTGTTGACAGTTCCTGTATCTCAACTCGCTGCGATATTTGATTTCATGAATATCATTGTAGATGCTAAAGCGATCGTGGTTCGTAAGATGGATCAGGCTTCAGCGGTCGGTACATTCCTACGAACGAAACAAGGAATGAGAGTTACAACACCTGAAGGGTATGTTGCTATTGATAAGTCTAAAGGAGGAGCAGTGAAGCTGGTCGACCGTTTAGAGTTTAGTCGAGCAAACTTTTCTGACGATGTTCTTAAGGGATGGTAGAAAAGATAAAGAGCGGTGACAAATATATTGTAGTCTTGAATGATAAGATATTGTTTCATGGGAGTAATGTCAACGCCACTAAGTTCGCAAAAAGTATAAATAAGAAGATCGAACAGTTAGGGCAAGCCAAACCTGTAGAGCAGTAAGTCTAAGGAAAACCTGCGTATGAAGAAAGCAACGATAACATTTGGTAGGATGAATCCTCCTACAGTTGGACACGAAAAGCTCGTGTCCAAACTTATTGCAGTTGCACGAAAGACGCAATCCCAACCTCGTGTTTATCTTTCTCATACACAAAACGTCAAAAAAGATCCCCTCAGATATGCACAAAAGGTCCGTAATGCTAGAGCAGCATTCGGCAATGTTGTAAAGCAATCAAACCAAAAGAACATCGTTGGTATCATGCAGTCTCTTGAGAAAGAGGGTGTAGAAGAAGTGACAATGGTTGTTGGTTCTGATCGTGTTTCCGACTTCAGGACTTTCCTGAATAAGTACAACGGCAAAGACTATAACTTCAAAAAAATTACAGTGGTATCTGCTGGTGCTCGTGATCCTGATGCATCTGGTGTTGAAGGTATGAGCGCAAGCAAGATGCGTGCATTAGCTGCTGCTGGTAAAGAAAAAGAATTCGCTGACGGTGCTCCTTCTGGGTTGTCCGCAGCACAAAAGAAAACTCTCTACAAAGC